AAGCTCGATACATTAACGAAGATGCCCAAGAGAACACTGGATTACTTCTTAGAGAGGCCACCACAAATAAGGGCGTGGGCCTCTACTAAGTATGAATGGACTAAGATGCGTGCTATATACGGTGTTGATGCTACTAACTTCATATTAACTGGATTCGCTATGGGTGATTGTGAAAGGACATTGAGTAACATATTCCCGATAGGTGATACAGCGACGGAAGAGAATGTCAGGCGTACGGTGAAGGAGGTACTTAAGAACGGAGTGCCTTTTTGTTTTGATTACGAAGACTTTAACTCACAATATAGTACAGAAGCGATGAAATCAGTACTCGAGGCATACATTTTAGTTTTTGAGAAAAACTTATCACAGGAGCAGCAGGCTGCGCTGGTGTGGGCAATTGATAGTCTTGATGACGTTCAGATTCGTGATGACAAACAGAGGTGGTACAAGACGAGTGGTACGTTATTGTCGGGCTGGAGACTGACTACATTCATTAATACAGTACTCAATTATGTATATATACAGTTATTGGATACACCAATCAAAGTATCTACTCATAATGGAGATGACGTGCTGGCTGCTGTTACAAGGTTTTCAGATGTACAGAAGTTAATGTTGAGTGCTCACAAACACAAGGTGAGGTTCCAACCTCAGAAATGTTTCTTAGGTGCTACTGCAGAATTTCTAAGGATAGACCACTCGCGGCCAGGAGCCGGGCAATATTTGGCACGATCTATTTCTACTTATGTACATGGCCCTACGGAGGCTGCTTTACCAAATAATGTATTAGATTTGCTGAAAGCTACAACAGAACGCTGGCGTGAAATAGAGGAGAGACACGGCTGTGTAGAAAATCTGCGTATTATACATAACGAGACTATAAAATATATATGTGAGAAGTGGCATGTTGAAGACGGTCTATACGAGAAATATCTGAATACTAATGTGTTGTGTGGTGGTTTATCTAATGATATAGGTGAAGAGAATTTTTTATACGACTTTAAACTAGAACAAGTTAAAACAGATAAAGAAATAGATGATGAAGAAGTGCGGGCCACAACACACTTAAACCAAGCAGGGCTTGATCAAATGGTTGGTAATGTTAGTGAAGACGACCTAACGGACGGAGAAAACTACCCAGGTGCATTGAATATGCCCTAGGGTTGTCTCGGTCTTTGTTTTCAGGGACACATTTCTACCAAATATACAAGTCAGTACTCAAGACACTAGAACTCAATCGATCAAATGTTAGATTTAGGGTGAAGGTGTTGGAGAGGAACACTAATACGATAGACTACTTAAATGCAGTACAGAAAGGTGCACACAAGACTAGGGCTAGCT